ATGTATATCAATATACATTATCAACTGCTTGGGATATCACTACTGCATCATACGACAGTGTTTCCTATACTCCATCTGATATGGGATCAAGCGATATTCATAGTTTAAATTTTAATTCGGATGGTACTAAATTATTTATGTCTGATGACGGATCTTCTGATAACAGAATACGTGAATATTCATTAAGCACTCCTTATGTAATATCCTCTGCATCTACGACGAGTAATTACTTATACCATAATAAAGCAAACGTAAGAGGCGTTGATTTTAGTTCAGATGGAACTAAAATCTTTTTATCTTCATATAGTACTCAGACCGTATATCAATATAATTTAGCATCACCTTATACATTATCTTCATCACAAGGAACTACTGCTGATGCAGAATATGATGCTTCTTCTACAATTTCAAGTAGCATGTATAGTATGGCATTTTCCAATGATGGTACTAAGTTATTCATTTTAGAAAGCAATACAGATACTGTAAAACAGTTTTCTACTACAACAACCGCATTAGGATATGGAACTGGCGAGACTTGGGTCAATGGTACGAACAATAATGAACACGCAACATTGCAACAAGCATTAGGCGCTCAAACATTCAATAGAATGGACAAGGCACAATTAGATGCAGTAGCTGATGGATACCACTTTAGTCAAGATAGTGCGGATACATTAGACCTAATGATTGCACCCTATGCAGCTTCAGGTACTAGCCCAATATCAGATGGTGTTACGATTAATTATGATGCGGCATCAACGTACAAACAGGCGATACATGGTACTGAGTACGATGTAGAGTTTACTACTACAAACTCAGTGGATTTAACATCAAAGATATCAGCAAATTTAAAAGCAAGAGTGCTATAAAATAATAATATATACCATATTAACTATATAATGTCCTAGGAGATAATAATGACAGAAGAAAACAAAGTTCCTACAGTCGTGGTAAACGATAAGGAATATGAAATTGATAGTCTTAACAATGAACAGAAATATGCGATCTCTCAATTAAGAGATATTTCAAATAAACTTAACGATCTTTCGTTTCAAACTGAACAATTAAAGGCCGCTCAACGGGTCTTTAGTGCGGCTCTTACAGAGTCACTTAAACCTGAAGAAAAATCAGAAGAGTAAAACAGTCCTATACTATTTTAAATGGTGGCTTTGGCTGCCATTTTTTTTATTATAAATAGTGCTAATATTATAAATAGTATCAAGTAATTTAGGAATATCATATGGCTGTCCCTACTTCAAGAGCAACTCTTATTGAATATTGTCTTCGTCGACTGGGCGAACCAGTAATTGAAATCAATGTTGATCCGGATCAATTAGAGGATCGCCTTGATGAGGCACTGCAATACTTTAGAGAATTTCACTCTGAAGGCACGTTTAGAACTTTTTTTAAACATCAGGTTACGCCTGACGATGTAACTAATGAATATATTAACATATCATCAGATATTATTCAAGTACAAAGACTATTTAGAATTTCATCAGGTACTGCTGGTAGAAACTTTTTTGATATAAAATATCAGATGCATCTTAATGATATTGCTGATCTTCACAGTTTTATTGGCGACCTAGGTTACTATGAACAAATGCAACAGTATTTGTCAGTCCTTGACATGAAGTTAACCGGTAGTCCTCAGGTCAGCTATGTGCGCAATCAGAACCGCTTATATATTCATGGTGACTTTGCTGATGGTGACATTAAAGAAGATGATTATTTGATTGCCGAATGTTATCAGATCATAAATGGCTCTAGTCATGCTGCGATTTATAATGACATGTGGTTAAAGGAATACACTACAGCCCTTATTAAACAGCAATGGGGATCTAACCTTATTAAATTTGAAGGTATGGTACTTCCGGGCGGTGTGCAGCTAAATGGTAGGCAGATATTTGAAGATGCTACTCAAGAGATAGCTCAATTAAGAGAGAAAATCAGACTAGAGCATGAATTGCCAGCTGATTTCTTTATGGGGTAGTTAATGGCAACTAATCACTATTTCAGTCAAAAAGTAAGATCTGAACAAGATTTATATGAAGATATTATAATAGAATCTTTAAAAATCTATGGTCAAGATGTTTATTATCTCCCAAGAGATATTGTTAATGAAGATAGAATCTTAGGTGATGACGTACCTTCTAGATTTAATTCTTCATATAAGATTGAAATGTACATAGAGAATGTAGAAGGTTTTGATGGCGAGGGAGACTTATTCACTAAGTTTGGAGTAGAGATAAGAGACCAAGCAACGTTTATTGTATCGCGAAAGCGCTGGGCTAATTCGGTTGCAAGGTATGATAATGAGCTTAGTAGCGTGAGACCTTTAGAGGGTGATTTAATTTATCTTCCGCTGTCTAATAAACTATTTCAAATTATGCAGGTTGAGCATGAACAGCCATTCTATCAGTTAAGCAATCTACCTACATATAAGCTAAGAACAGAATTGTTCGAATATAACGATGAAGATCTTGATACCGGTATTGATGCAATTGATGTTATCGAAAGAGCACATGCATATGAGTATTTGCTCACTTTAGATTCCGCCAGTAATGGATTTATTATTGGTGAGACAGCTACTCAGACTTTCTCTACCGGAGTGACTATGCAGGGAGAGATCTCTAAGTGGTCTGATTCAGATAATATTCTTGGTCTGATTCATGTAGGTGCTAGTGATGGTTTGTACCATGAGTTCACTACTACATTACAGATATCAAGTCTTACCTCAGTTGCAACTGTAACAGCAGTTACAGAGGATAATCAAATATCTGCGAATGAACAAAATGACGACTTTAATACTATTGGAGATAGCTTTTTAGACTTTACAGAATCAAATCCATTTGGTGATCCAAGTGAGTAATATGTTTGATTTTGGATTTACTGCGGTTGATGAAGATGAACTGGAAGCCGTACAAAAAGTGACAGTTGCTGTTACATCTGCAGAAGATAGATTAAATAACCTATACAATGCCATTGTTCCGCTTTTAAATAATTTAAAAAAGAATCCAGAGAAAGATTATATTCTCTGGCCTAATCGTTTAACCAAAGTAGAAGAGTTCGAAGACGTTCTACAGAAGATATACAAGGGTTAATTATGCTTGGTAATCATTTCTATCATGAACGGTTAAGAAAAAGCGTTGCAGTATTCGGCGCGCTATTTAATAATATTTATGTCATTCGTAAAAATTCTTCCAATCAAGTTATTTCTCAGGTTAAAGTTCCGTTATCTTATGCACCTAAGAACAAGTTTTTAGAACGAATTAGAGAAAACCCAGACTTAGACGCTAATACTCAAGTAGCGATGAAGTTACCTAGGATGTCTTTTGAGATTATTTCTATTGCATACGATCAGGGTAGGCAGCTACAGAAAACTAATAACTTTCAGCAGCCAGGCACTTCTAATGCTCTTCGAAATAAGTTTTATTCATATGTGCCATATAATTTAGGGTTTCAATTAAATATATACGCCAAAACTCAAGATGATGCTTTGCAAGTGGTAGAGCAAGTATTGCCATACTTTAATCCACAATATACGCTTACATTAAAACCTTTTACTGAGTATCCTGATATAAAAGAAGATGTTCCAATTGCTCTAAACGGAGTAGATTTTTCTGATGATTACGAAGGTGCTCTAGAGCAAAGAAGAACTATCTTATACACTTTATCATTTGATATGAGAATTAATTTTTATGGACCTATACAGTCCAAAAACGTTATTCGCAAATCTATAAATAACATTTACGATATTAACGCTGGTGTATCAGGAGATGACTTCTCTGGTAGAGTTACAGTAACACCAGACCCATTAACAGCTATTGGTTTAGCAGATAGTGACTTCGGATTCACCGAGGTTATAGAAGAAAAAGATAACAGATCTTATGTACTTAACGGTTATGTAGTAACCGATTATTTTAGCATCGAGGGATAACATGGCAATTACATTAAGAACCACAAAAGGTTCAGCTCTTACTCATACAGAGATGGATACCAACTTTAGTGAACTAGATAGTAGGATTATTGATTCCGGTGGGGTTGCTTCTATTGCTCGATCTGTAGCACTTGACTCTGCAGAAGCCTTTCAACTTCTTTTAGACTCATCTGAAATAGTTAATTTAATTGATAGTAGTTATATTAACACATATGCTACAAATCCAGCTGCAGTTTCTACTTTAATTGCAAGTGAGGGTTATACTAAAATTGACTCTGCCGATACTATGGGAATCATTGATTCACATGTAGATGTAGACTTTATTGCTGCTTATGTAGACTCTGCTTTCGTAGCATTAAGAGCTCCAGACTATGTAACCTATTATGAAGACGAAGTAAAAGGTACAGTTGATTCAGACTATATAGTATTAAAACAAAGACAATATACATTCGCTGGTGATTTTCAATCTGACACTGAAGCGTTTATAGACTCAAACTATGTACAGGCTAGACAGCTCTTTAATAATTTTATTGATTCAGCTGCTGTACTAGATATTAGTTTAGCTAACATTGTAGAAGATCAAAGCCCTGAACTCGGAGGTGACTTAAACCTCCAGAGGTTTGGGCTGCAATATACATTTACTATTACTGCTTATGAAAATACAGCTTATATATTTTCAGACTCTGCAGAGTTGTTTTTTCCAACCTCGGAACTTGATCCCGATTTATATTTAAGAAGAGGGGAAAGATACCTACTTAATAATATTACTGGCGGCCATCCTATGGAAATACAAGATAGTGATGGTAATGCATATGAAACTGGCGTAATTAATAACAGAGATAGCGATGGAACTGGACAGGTAATTGTAACTCCTTCTATGACTGCGCCGCTTAGATTAAGGTATCAATGTACCACTCATGATTCAATGGGCGGAATTATTAATATAGTGTAATGATATGACACAAGATAATGCAGAAAATGACTTTGAATACTCAAGAAGAATATATCACGATCTTTTAAATAAAGGTTCTGAAGCTCTAGACGATATGATGGAAGTAGCACGAGCTACCGAACATCCTAGAGCTTTTGAGGTTCTTTCTAATATGATGAAAAATGTTGGTGATATTAATGGATCACTTATGGATCTTCATAAGAAGAAAAAAGACTTCGATAAAACTGATGAGGTAAAGGAATTACCAGGTCAGACTACTAATAACTTGTTTATTG